GTGGAATACTCAAGTCCGTGGTGGACGGACAAATGTCTTTCCCCGGCGGACATATGTGTCTGTCTTCGGCGGACATGATGTGCGCTACAGGCAGACAATAATTGCGGTATAATTTTATAAAAACTATTGACAATGCGGTATAAATGTGGTATTATATAATCATAACAAGGAGATAGCAACAAGAAAAGGAGAGTAGCAAAATGACAAAAAAAGTTTTTATCAAAAAAATTAGAGAACACAACAAAAACTATAGACAAGTTATTGGTAATAAATGTGAGGGCATTTATATAAACAGTATTTATTTCCGTTATGAGTGCATCAGATTGTGCTTTGACGATGATGATGGTTTATTATATATATTTGCAAGAAACCAAAACAAAATTATTGCAGGTGTCAGTTATATTGATTTAATAATTGGTTTTAACATCTAAAATATATAAACTGCGACCTATCGGCACAACGGGGAGAAAGGAAAGTAAAATGTCAAAGACAATTAAATTAATCGGAAAACACAACCAGGAGTTTGAAGAGTACATGAAAAAAAATGGTGAATGGAGTTTCCACAGATTTTTAGACGGGTCTATCTACTACTTATACCCGGTATTTAATGATTTAACAAGAATTGTAGATACGTTCCCAACACCTGTTGCACCCGTTAAAGAGTTAGAACAGCTTAAAAAAGCCACTATAGTGGAAGATGCCCTAGTTACAATTAACAACTTTGTTGAATTTGACGTATGCGACGTTATTCTTTGTGAAACCGGAATTAAGGTTTACGGTGCTAATATTACAATTAAATACACGGGCATTCGCAGTTTAAACGTTGATTACAACCACGATTTAAAGGGGATAATTCACAGTATCAAAAAGGGAAATTTTGGCGAAGTTGTTTTTATAAACGACATTAGTGTAAAAACATGTGATATAAAAGTTTACAATGACGGAATTTCCTTTCGGGTTCTCGACGTATATATGGAAAAGTATATGACCTATTCCTATATCGAAACAATTACAGACGCAGAGAATAGATTTATTTATTGGAGGGGGTGATAGAATGATAGCAACAACTACGAGTGATATAGTTTACGTGTCTATAGCTTTAATTATGATGTTTGTGTCGGGGTACATCCTTGGCACAACGGACGAAATGGGAAGGGAGAAAAGAAGAAAAGAAAAACTCAGAAGAAAACGAGAACAGAGAAAGGGGTAGGAAAAGCGTTGAGAAAATTATCAGTACGATTGGATATGAGAATATACAATTGGGCAGAAGAATACGGAACAACCGTGAGCGAATATCTCGAACATGCTGTATATTCAGCTCTTGAGTTTGGCGGTTCTGGATTTCAATTCACGTCCAGTCGGGTTACGCCAAAATATGACACAAGCGTGTACTTGACAGATAAAACATTCAAAGAAGTAAAGAAGTTGGCAAAACATAACAACTTGAGCAAAGCGCAAATACTGAATCGTTCTGCGATAATGTTTCACGTTAAACATATTCACGATGTAGAACGAGAGGAAATGGAGAGTGAGCAGTGGCATGATAACAGATTATGCAAAACGCCGTAATAAAGTCATAAGAAAACTGAAAGTCCTAGCTCAAAACCGCAATTTTGGCATGGGTGCAAAGAATGACATACAGTACATGTTACAACAGCTACCGCCTGAGAGTCAGATAGTATCCGCCCGTCAGAGAAGGGGCGCAATGTTTGCTTTAGAGCAAGCTGAGAAATCTGACTTGTACAGTGTCTCAGGGCAAAGGAGAATTGCCAAACGAAAAATGGCAAAACTTGAAGAGTTGGGGCTTAAATTTAAGACATACAGGGAACTTAATGAGTTTGGAGAGTTTATGGAATCCGTTCGGGATTATTCGCTCGGTCATGTATACGACAGTACAAAAGCATTAGAGTTGTTTATAGATAGGGGTGGAAAATCCGGTGAAGAACTACTCAATCAATATCGGGACTGGCAAAAAGCAAAGAAGGGAACTAGTTGACAGAATACACACAGTATATAGAACCCCACACATGAGAGGAAAACAACGTTTTGCAAAACAGTCATACCGAAATTGCATATGCGCTTTTGATATCGAAACTACACGACTTCCTGAAATTGAACAGAGCATCATGTATTTATGGCAATTTGCGGTATTACTTGACGATAACGAAATAATATGTGTGTACGGAAGAAACTGGAACGAACTTGAAGAATTGTTTACTGATATCGAAGATGAACACCTTATCACAATGATTTTTGTACACAATCTGTCATATGAATTTCAGTTTCTGCGTTCACACGTTGAAATAAAGCCGGAAGAAGTGTTCTCGCTCAAGCCCCGAAAAATACTCAGAGTTAGAGCAGGTAACCATCAGCAAGGAAATTTAGAGTTCCGATGCTCATACATGCAGACACACAAGAGCCTTGACAAGTTCTTGAGCGATAGTGGGGTTGAGAACCAGAAGCTGAAAGATTTTGATTACGACAAGCGTAGATATCCGTGGACAGAATTAACACCCAAAGAAATTGAGTACGGGTGCAACGATGTTATCGGATTATTACAGGCAATGCATAAACGATTGACGGACAACAATGACACCTTATACACTCTACCACTAACATCAACAGGTTACGTCAGGCGAGAAGCAAGGCAAGCTATGAAACAGTACAATTATAAAAAACTGCACAGCATGATGTGCGATACAAGCTTATACACACTTCTTAGAGAAGAATTCAGGGGTGGCGATACTCACGCAAATAGATATCATGTAGGGAAAATACTCAATAAGGTTGCTTCCTTTGACAGGGCAAGCTCTTATCCGGACGTTATGCTCAATTGTGAATTTCCAATGACAAAATTTGTGCGACAGGGAAATTGCGGTATAGAGGATATTGACAGGTGGACAAAATTTCACAAGGCTTATGTGGGGCGATTCCATTTCCGAAACATCAGGCAAAAAGATGTGTATTACGGTGCGCCATATCTTACAAAAGACAAGGGCTATTGCATAAGCACAGAATCAGTTTGGGACAATGGACGTCTACTCTCAGCCGATGAATACTCGTGTACACTAAACGATATTGATTTTGGAATTGTAAAAGGAGAATACGTTTGGGACAGCGTGGAACTTACAGATTTTTATACAGCTGGGTACGGTTATCTTCCAGAACCATTGCGAAATCTGGTGAAACGCTTATTTACAGATAAAACGTCTTTAAAAGGTGTTGAGGGTAAGGAAATTGAGTACGCTCTGTCAAAAGAATTGATAAACTCACTATACGGGATGTCCGCGCAAAACCCTGTCAAGCCAGATATCATCTACAGTAACACCGAAAAACCATTCTCGGTTGAGGACGGGGACACAGAGGAAAAGTTAATGAAGTATAACAAAAAGGCGTTTATGTTATACGCATGGGGTTGTTGGGTGACTGCTCACGCAAGACAAAGGCTCAAGCTTGCCGTGAACATAGCTGACGAAGATTTTGTTTACTGCGACACAGATTCGTGCAAAATACTGATTACAGAAAGATATCCCGAAATCCAAAAGGGGTTTGACGAGCTGAATAATCGGTTAAAGAACGATTCTTCAGAAAATGGTGGTCATGCTACAGACCCAAAGGGCGTGGAACATTATCTGGGCGTATACGAGTATGAGGGTACATCCGACAGATTTATAACCTTAGGTGCAAAAAAATATGCTCAAGAAAAAAACGGCAAACTTGAAATCACGATAGCAGGTGTGGGAAAGAAAAAAGGTGCGGAAGAATTGTGTAAAATGGGCGGTTTGGACGCTCTGAAAATCGGAACCACATTCCGGGATGCGGGTGGCACAGAATCTGTCTATAATGATACAGATTACGGTTATTACAACCCCGACTCGGACAACCCTGATAAAAGCGTGTACATTACCAGAAACGTTGTCATACGTCCGTCTGAATATACTGTGGGGCTTACTCTCGAATACCTAAACGTCCTTAACAGCGTTGACTTGTGGCATGATTTTCTAAAAAATACCAAAGAAAAGTCTTGACATACGCACCCACATATGCTATTATATACTTGTAACAAAAACAAAATAGAAAAGGAGTTGAAAAACATGATTACAAGAAGCATTGAAAAAGTAACAGCAAAGATTACAGACGAAAACGGCCAGTCTGTAGAAAAGACCTACTACGGTGCAAACGTAACAGCGACAAAGATTAAAAAATCTTACGAAGCTGAAACAGGAGTAAAAGCTGTGAAAGTTTCCATGGATACTGAAGTTGTAAAAGCATCTATGACAGAAGCTGAATTTGTACACTACGGGAAAGTAGAGTAGGAACACATTAAGAAACAAACAGGTCGCAATCTGAAACAACTCCCAGCTGTGGGTAAAACAGCATAAAAGAAAAAAAGGAGAAAACATCATGGAAATTATTAAAACAAACATTCAGGAAAACGAGTACACAATGGAGTTAATGTATGCAATGTTCGAGGACGAGAACAGAATTCGTCTTTCCGACACTGCCGGAACAACTGTAGAGTTTGACCACTATGCTATTGTTGAAGATGAAAACGCAAAGGGTGAAGTTGTAAAAACTCTGTCAATCGAGGATGCGGAAACACGCAACGTTTATGTGACAACATCTACCTCATTCATTCAAGCTTTCGAGCGCATTATCACAATGGCTGAAAAATGTGGAGAGGACTTCCGAAAAGTATCTGTATTTTTCAAAAAATCACAGCGTGGAAGAAACTTCTTAGTAGCAGGTTATGTAAAATGAAAAAACCTGAACTGTACGACAGTAACGGTTATGTGAATATAAGGGGCATCTTGGAAACAGGGTGTCCTTTTATCTTTATATGGGGCGGTAGAGGAACGGGAAAAACTTATGGTATTTTGAAACACGCTGTGGAAAACAATAAAAAATTCATTTACCTACGCACCCGACAAACTCAGATAGATATGATACGCACACCACAATTTAATCCGTTTAAGCAATACAATGCCGACTGCAACAGACGTATCACCCCGTCACCTATCAATAAAATGTACTCAGGTTTTTATGATACAAAATTTGACGAGAAAACAAAAAAATACACAAACTCGGGGGAACCACTAGGCTACTCAGCAGCACTTGGCACAATATCCAATTTACGAGGCTTCGGGGCAGCGGACGTTGAACTGATGTTTTATGACGAGTTCATCCCGGAAAAGACAGAACCACAGTTAAAAAACGCTACAATCGCTCTCTTAAATGGGTATGAAACCATAAACAGAAATCGAGAGCTTATGGGAGATAAGCCTTTACAGCTCATATGTGCATCAAACAGCGAAAACGCAAACTGCGACATATTCGCAAAACTAGGTTTAATCCGTAAAGTCACTGATATGCACAAAACAGGGCAGGAATTTAGCTATCTGCCTGATAGAGGTATTATCCTTATCAATCTTGCCAACTCCCCGATTTCACAGGCGAAATCTGAAACGGCTGTGTACAGAATGGTTGGTAAAGACAGTGATTTTTACAAGATGTCAATTCAGAATGATTTCTATGCTGAGGACTATTCGGACATTAAATCCGAACCCATAAATGAGTACGTCCCCATTGTGACAGTTGGAGAAATAACTATATATACACACAAAAGCAAGGAAAAACTGTATATTACACAGCACCTACAAGGCTCACCTCAGATTACTTATTCCACATCATCAAGAGATTTAACAGCTTTCCGGCACAAGTTCGTATGGGTCTGGGGGATGTACCTTGACGGGTTAGTAAGTTTTTCTGACATTGAATCAAAATATTTACTTGACAATTATTTCAAGGTGTGATACTCTATCATTGTAGGGGGAGTGGTACAAAACCAACGGGCGGAACCCGTGTACATGAGCTTGGTTGGCTCACAGCACTCCCCCTCAATTCAAAAGAGGGGGGTGACAAATATGGAATGGATACAGGCAATAAGTCAGTTATTCAGTTCTCTTGGGGTTCCGGTAGCGTGCCTTGCAGTAACCTTTTATTTATGGTACAGGGAGACTGAAAACCATAAAGAAGAGATACACAACCTCACAGAGGTTCTGAACAACAACACGATGGCAATTCAGAAACTTGCAGACAAACTGGACGTAAAGGAGTGATACGATGCCATTAGGCGCAAAAATTCTACTAGACCCCGATATGGAAGAACAGTACGGAATGATTGACATTATACCAGACTGTGACGTATATGGCGAATACAAGATAAACACAAAGAGTTCCCCTCTGATGTTGCGTGATAAACCAGATACAAACGCAGATATCATTGTAGAGATGCCAAAAGGACGTACTATTTTTTGTTACGGGTTCACAGATATCACTATGGAGTGGTATCTATGCGAATACTCCGACAGCGGAAAGATTTACGCAGGTTTTTGTAATAAAAAATATTTAGCAAAAAAGGAGTGACATTATGAAAATCGAAGATATTATTGCCCTCGCAGGGGCAGGATTTAGCAAACAGGACATTATCAAGATTGCAGGTACAGGGTCAATTCCGGCTCCGGCTCCGGCTCCGATTCAGCCACCGACACCGGCATCAGCACCGGTATCAGTATCGGCAACGGTTCCGGCACAGGTTCCGGGTAATACTCAGGACGTTTTTAATCAGCGTATGGGCGTTCTGGACAATCGGTTAGATGAAATCACAAGACTGATTCAGGTGGGTAACCTGAGTAACTCTCAGATTCCAGAACCACCGACAACGAACGACATGTTAGCATCAATTATTAATCCACCAGTAAAGGAGTGATATTATGGGTTCATCAAATGCATTAACGACGGGCGCACCGAACGTGGCCAATTTTAGCTCAGCTGCTATTCTGAATGAAATTGTAAGTCAGGCGACAGGCAACAAATCAATTAGCGCGATTTCGACTGGCAGTTTTACTTCGGTTGCTACAACTGCACTCGGATTAGGAATAGACCCGTTACTGAATGCAATTTCTCAGGTTCTTAGCAGGACTATTTTCTCTATCAGACCCTATTCCCGAAAGTTTAAGGGGTTATATCAGGATAACATGAGATTTGGAAACCATGTGCGTAAACTTAACATCGCAGATTCTGATTGGGATAAAGATGATAGATACGACCTGAAAGACGGACAGAGCGTGGACGACCAGGCAGTAGCTATTCCAAAAATACTACAGACAAATTTCTATGGACAGAACGTTTACCAGAGACAGATTACACTGTTTAGAGACCAGTTAAACGTTGCTTTACAAAATGAACAGGAATTTCAGAGGTTTGTTACTATGATTATGACAAATGCGTCTGATTTGATTGAACAGGCACATGAAGCAACAGCAAGAATGACGCTTGCGAACTTTATCGGGGGTAAAGTTAAAGGGGACACAGACAATGTTATTCATCTTGTGACAAAATACAATGATGTAGCAGGAACTTCACTGACAACTGACACGGTAAAACAGCCTGAAAATTTTGTGCCGTTCATGAAGTGGGTGACAGGTTATATCAAAACAGTGTCAGACTGGATGTCTGAGAGAACACAAAAGTTCCACATTAACGTGACAGGAAAAGGGATTTCCAGACATACGCCATACAACAAACAGAAACTGTATCTGTATTCTGAGGAACTGAACAACATTGATGCTACTGTTATGTCCTCTATCTTTAACGACAGCTATCTGAAAATGGCTGACCACGAGAAAGTTGGATTTTGGCAGAACATTGACACCCCCGACGGTATCCACGTAAAAGCATCATATATGAACAATTTAGGCAATATTGTTGCTGACGCTGAGGGCACAGCTACTTCTAACATTTTCGGAGTATTATTCGACGAGGAAGCAGTTGGTATCACGACCTATGGCGAGTGGTCTGCACCGTCACCGTTTAATGCAAGAGGTGGATACAGCAACATTTTCTGGCATTTCAATGACAGATACTACAACGACTTCACCGAAAATGGAGTTGTGTTCTTATTAGATTAATAAGGTGGTGACAGCATGAGAGTTCATTTTTACAATGTAGGAAAACGTAAAAATTCTACATGGGTTCCTCCAGATTCTTCTGCTGTTGTGACTAGAACCGGGGCTTTACGAAGCCCCTCTTCTATTTCAAGTCCAACGCTGAGCGTACAATATAACGATACTTCTGGGAATCCAACTAATTTGAATTACTGTTATATTGAAGAGTTTAACAGATATTATTTTGTAAAAGACTGGACGTTTGAAGAGGGTCTATGGATTTGTTCATTAGAGTGTGATGTATTAGCAAGCTTCAAAAGCAAAATCATTGAAGAAGAATTTTACATTTTACGAAGCAGTGCCACTTTTGATGGTTCTGTAATAGACAATTTTTACCCCGCAAAATCTGGTTACACAAAAAAGGCACAAGAAATTAGCGTACTGCCAGAAGGTGCAAGCACAGGTTGGGTAACAGGGTTCATTATACTGACAGTAGTAGGTCAAGAGGGTGCATTAGAATATTACCAATTTCAAGTAACAGATTTCACAACGTTCTGCCAGAAAGCATTCGGCGACATAGATTGGGCTGATATCAAAGAATCAGGAATAAAAGATTCCATTGTTAAAATTGTTATGAACCCATTCCAGTACGTGTCAAATTGTATGTGGATGCCTTTCGGTATACCCGGCGGAACAGAAGTGTCAGAACTTCCGTTAGGATATTGGAAAATTCCCGCAGTATGTACAAAATTGAATGCACTTTTAGCATACAAACTAAAACGGAGTGTGACCTTGTCAAGTCATCCTCAGGCTTCTAGAGGTGATTACCTGAACCACGGCGCATATCATCGGTTGGAAATAGCCTCAAGACTATTTGGTGTGATGCAAATTGACACCAATAAAATAAATATTAGCGCTCCAATTAATGTTGATTTCCGAATAGACCCGAGAACAGGTGTATACGATATCTCGTTTACTAATAATAATGCACTACTCGGCTATAGTTCTGGCATGTATGGTGTTCCTGTTCAAATAAATGAAGCTAGAAACAATCCTCTTGAGGGTGTGATATCATCTGTAGCCGCACTCGGTAGTATTGCTTCCGTTCAACTCATGAAAGGAGTTGGGTATATCGGGAACGCTGTAAATGAGTTCCTTCCTACAGTGTCGTCAAAAGGGTCTAACGGCTCAACTATAGGAACCGATGGTTGGATATCATTTTTTCAATATTTCCTAACAGTCACTGACGAGGACAACAGTGAAAATGGGAGACCGTATATGAAACGTGGTACTTTTAAGTCACTGGGAACCGGATATTATTTGGTGGAACATGGGGACATGAATATTACAGGGGCTTATTCAGACGAGATATCAAGAGTTAAATCATTGTTAGAAGGGGGCGTTTATTATGCATAGAAACATCAGAAATGACAACTCAGCATTATTAATAGGTCTTTCCATTGGTGGCTCTGGGGGTATCGGTGGCGAAATCCCTCTGCCGTCTGGAAAATGGAATGTGATAGTTACAGACAAAGAGAACGGATATTTTACACTAGAACAAATGAAGCAAAATGCAGCCAATATTAACAACTACTTTAAGGAAAGAGGATGGAGTGCGACAGCCAGAATGGCACTTTTGGGGAACATGGAAAAAGAAAGTACCATGAATCCCGGATTAATTGAAGTTGGTGGCGGTACTACTCCGGCAGGCCCGGGAAGAGGTCTTGTACAGTGGACACCCGGTCAGAATCTTCTCACAGTTTTAGACGTGCTGTACGGGGGGCATGATGATTGGTATGATGGGGGAAAACAGTGTGCTGTTTTGTTTGCTGAATATCAGGAAAGTGTGGGGGATGCACATAGAGGTATTGAACCACAGTGGTATCAGACATTTAGTTATCCAATAACATGGAGACAATGGGCAACTGGAAACTATGATTTAAAATATCTAACAAATGCGTTCATGTACAATTATCTCAGACCCGGTGACCTGAATCAGCCTGATAGATATGTAAAAGCGCAATACTGGAGTTCAATATTTATAAAGGGGTGATATGATGCCATACAGTTATGAAATGATAAACTTGTTTAACTCGTCTTACAGTCCGTCAACTCTTCACACAAAAAACACTCAAATGTTCACGTTTTTCAAGAAGTATTTACTCGAGAAAGTTATGTCTGTGTTTGAATTTGAGTTACCTGAAATGTGGGATAAGAATTATTTTCTGTACTCGTTGTTTTTAAATGGTTATCTGGCAATTGTGAATACGGACAAGTTTGGTGTTATATGTCAGCATTGTGGATTGAGAGGGTATAATATCTATTACAATCCCACACATGCCATAATTGTCAATCCTCTATTGACTGGAATTTTAGAACCTAAAATTGGCTCTCAGTGTTCTCTTATCAGATTACAGCCAAATTATAGTGGTGTTTCTGATATCGTAAATTACTATGCAGATAATATGGCTATGACTGCTGAAACGTGTGAAATGAATATCATGAATAGCAAGCTATCATTCCTTTTCGCTGTGAGAGGAAAAAGCCAGGCTGAATCAATGAAGAAAATTCTTGACCAGGTGATGGGGGGTGAGCTAGGGGTTTTCTATGATGAAAAACTGAAAATGGGAAATGACAATATCCCATTAGATTTTTTTAACAATGACTTAAAAAAGAACTTTATTGCCCCAGAATTACAGGACACGTTACGACGGTGGGAAGAAATGTTCTGTAATGAGGTTGGTATCCCGAACATAAGAAGCGACAAGAAAGAACGTATGATAGTGGATGAAGTGAACAGCAACAATATTGAATGTTTCACAAAAGCAGAACTGTGGCTTGAAACACTAAAAGAGGGGGTTGAGCAAACCAACAAAATGTTCAATCTTGACCTCGGCGTTAAATTGCGTCATAATGAAGGGGGTGGGAATAATGCCCGGGGAACTTTACTTGCAGGGTCTGCTAGCATGGAATGAGAATCTGTTGAAAGATAATTTCATAAGCCATTTACCTATCAATATGGTGAATGATATTGGAAAGGATAATATTCAGAACTATGTGTTGTTGAAATGTGCTGAACTGGAAGTTCTGATACCGTCACCTACTGAAATGGCGTTGGCTTTAAATTCGTGGGCTTCAGTGAATGAGAGATTGTTCTCAATCATCTATGATATAGAACTTGCTATTTCCACGACAGAGGGTGCAAAAACAGAAACGATTACGAGAGACAGGAAAGGAAAATCTGAAACAGAAGATAAAGAAAATTTAAAACAGGAAAGTAATAGTGGGACGAGTGGGGCAGATTCAACAGCCGAAAAAGTGGCAGGGTTTAATTCTACGTCACTTGTGGATAAAGGAAGCACAACCATTACTTATGGGGGAAAAGCAAGCTATGAAGAGACAAATAACAACGCAAAAAATTCTAAAAATGAAACGACAGAAACGGAAAAAGAAACAAGGTCTACAGGGATGTCGGAACTTGAAGTGTTGGATTTCAAGCTTGAAAAATCTATGAGTGCTTTGAGTAAGATCACTGAATTGTTTAAAGAAGAGTTTTTCTTATTGGTATATTAAGGAGTGTGAGAAAATGTTTAAATTTCCGTATACAAATTTTCATGAAATGAACTTGACATGGATTATTGAAACTGTGAAAAACCTGACAGAAGAATGGATTGAAATGCAAGGAAAGTTTACCGGATTACAGGGTGACTTTGAAGAATTAAAGAAATTTGTAACAGATTATTTCGCTAAACTTGAAATTGATAAAGAAGTACGAAAAATCTTAGATGAAATGAAAGCTAGCGGAGAACTTTCGGAAATCATTTCAGACGCATTATTACAAGGAGCGTTGGCGAGAGTTAATAAACCCACGGTTCTTATTTTGGGTGACAGTTACGGTGCAGGGGAAAACCTCTCTAATAAAGAAAATTCGTGGGCATATATGCTTAAAAACGCCCTCGAAAAAAATGGATATACAGTGAAACTGAGTGCCATTGGTGGTTATGGTTTTAAAGCGGACGGAACAAAGACATTCACCAACATGTTAAACACGTTAGCTGCCAGTATGACAACAAATGACAAAACAAATGTTGTAAAGGTAATTGTAGGTGGTAGCTATAACGACCGAAATGCTCCTGAAAGTGATATCAGCCAGGGCATGATTGATTTTCAAAGTGCCATTTCAAACAATTTTGAAAACTGCAAAAATGTTGTTGTGTGTCCTATGGGTTGGACCTGGGAAGGGCATCAACAAGAGATACACACCTCAACCACTTATATCAGTGTTATGAAAGCAAACAAAATCTGGATGTACTCGGCGGCTCAGTTAGGGTTCAGTGTTATCCCCGCATATCAGGGAATGTTGTATGAATCCTCCTTTTCAAATGACGGCGTGCATCCGTCCGACCAAGGGCAGAAGAATATTCTGAATATGGTGATTGGAGCGTTTGACGGACTTTATTTTAAACCAATTAACAGTATCGAATATGGTACAACATTTACAAAAACATCTAGTATTCCCGGTAAAGGTGGTGCGAAAATTAGATATTCCATTTTTAATGGAACCGCAAAAGTAAGATGTCTAGAATTTAAACTGAGTGAGATAAATATACCGGGCTTAAAACTGGACGGTACTCCCTTAGAAGTAGGCACTATTGATAGCCCCGCAATTCATTTCTACGCAACAGATTGTACATTCCCGTGTAGTATGATTCTGAGAGGTAAAGAAACTGATACAGCAGGAGAAGCAAATTTGTTCACAATGGTGCAGGGTTCTATTAAAATTTCAGAGAAAAAAGTGTATTTAATTATGCAAGCGATTAATACTGCGAAAAGGAATTATTTAAAGTATGACATTAACCAGATAGAGTGCGTAGATTTTGGGGAATTTGTCTTTGACCCTCTTTTTCAGTAGGTGAACAAATGTTTGACCTCGACTTCGGTCGGGGTCTTTTTGCGTGTCCGCCGGGGGTGTACATGTGTGTCCGCCAGAGACAGACAAATGTCCGTCCACCACGGACTTGAGTATTCCAC